AGACCGTAGGTGTTATACCAGTCTGCGGCTGTGTACATCTGCAGTTGTAGGTCAGAGTTTGTTACATAAAAGTTTGCAATACGAGTTCTAGTATCTGCTGCCTTGCGTGCTGCATCTGAAACCATATTGGTTGCTGAGCAGTTAAAGGATGGCAGTGGTGCCATTGCTTCTGCTAAATCTCGTGCTGCTACGTCAATGAAGTTTGCAACCAGAGGCTTTGGATATTCCTCTGAAAACATTGCAGGGTATACCTTAGAGATATCTCCCTGACGCACCGAGAGCACATCACGCATACGTTGATCTCGCGCTGATGAGCGAGTACGTAAGCGTGCTAGCTTAGCGTCAACTTCTTTAACTGATAACAATTGAGGTCCTTACCCTTTGTATACGTCTGCGCCGTATTTCTTCTTTAGAATCTTAAGCATTGCTGCATCTTGTGGAGTCATCTTTGTTTTAGCAGGTGACTTTGTTGGCTTAGGTGTTGCCTTTACTACTGGCTTCTTCATTGCTCCTGGCATTACTTCTTACCTGCCTTCTTAGCTGCTGCCTTCTTCTTTGTTGCTGGAGAGTTACCAATAGCAATGGCTGCACGCTTTGCTGCAGACTTCTTTGCTTGCATTTTTTCAATAGCAACGCCACGAGCAAGAGTCTTCTTGCGATCCTGAGTCATACGTGGAGTAAGAGTCTTCTTTGCTTTCTCTTCTTCGCCCATAGTAAGATTTACTTTTCCTGTTTTAGCATTGCGATAAACTGTTTGACCTGCTGCAATTGCAACTTCACCAGGGCTTGCGTTAAAGCGTGCCTTTTGCACCTTGTCTTTTAATGTCTTAGCCATTGTTATCTCCTTGTTAGATGAACGTGCGATCTTTTTCTGCGAGCAGTTCATCTATGTTGACAACTGTTCGTTTGCCTACCTCGTAGCGAGACAGGAATGGATTTTTTAGATGGTGTGTCTTGTGTAGTCCTTGGTTGAGCATCTCGCGTGCTCTAATTTCACAGAACCACAAGGCCATCACCATATCGGTTTTGCCTTTAGTAGTAGGTGACCACGTAATCAATTGCTCGATGAGCGCTTTGACGTTTTCAGTTTGGTCACTAGGTAAGTGAATTAAATTGTCGCGGTGGTGCTTTCCGTCGTGTTGCTTGGTGCCAAACAATGTTGACATAGACGCAACACCGAAACCAGAGTCCCACTTGTTGTTACCCGTGTGATGTTCTCGCAATAACACGCCTCGGCTTGCAAGGTTGGCACGGATGCCTTCGTCTTGCGTAAGGAATGATTGGAAAGCATTTTTCTCCACGATCCATTCACTAGGACTATAAAGTGAAGTCCAGTCAAAGATTAGTTGGCGTATCGCAGCAGGCGTTGGCCTAGTGATCTTAATAGCATCAACGATATAGCGTTTATGTGTAGCCCTATCAACAGCGTAACAAACGACGGCTGTATCACCAACCATAGCGGGATCAAGACCACAAATAAAAGAAAAGCCGTTAACATCCCTCGGATGGCCTGGGTTACCAGGAACCAAGCGACCTGCTTTACGCATACCATCTATAGAACCTCGCACACATACCGGATCAAAGATGGCATCATCTGAGATATCTTGTTGTTGATAGACCAAAGCCCAGGTGCTTGCATCCATAGCTTGGCGTTCATTGTAAAGGTTGCGACCATTCCATCTAGGGTAGAGGCCGTCTTCGTTCTTATCAGATTCTTGTTGTCCATCAAATGGCGCATCAGATGCTGGCCACAAAGTTTCCCACTTGTCAGGGTCTTCGTGCGTAGTCAAAAGCGCAGGCATAGCCAAGTACTTCCACGGGACCAGTCCACCTGGGTAGCGGTCTTCGTTACGTAGCTCGCGGTATAGGTCCATAGCAGAAACACGCGTACCAATAACTACAAGTTTACCTGTAGGGTTCAAACGTGATCGCACGTCCTGGGTTAACCAGCGGATTTGCTTTTCAAACTCGTTAGCGTTTTTTAAGGTAACAGCGTCGTCTACGATAATCATATCTGCACGCTTACCGTAGATCTGACCACCGATACCAATGGCTTCGATGTTCGGATCCTTTTCGCTAGACTCACGTAGCTCGGAACCAAAGGTGACGCGGGTTGCCTGCCAGGAAGCTGACTTAGAATTAAACCCTACGCCAGCAGCGTAAGCCTGTTGGAGTGATTCATACATCGGATGAGTCAGGCGTTGCTTGATGGCGTAGAGAAAGTCGGCAGCTAACTGCTGGGTCTGGGAAACAATCAAAACTCTAAAGTTGGGGTTACGTACTACCTGCCAGGTTACATAGTCCACCGTGATCGTAATTGACTTGGCGTGGTTGGGCGGGATGTTTAATAAAATTCTATTAGATGCAAGCCCTGGCTCATACTTCATAGAAGGGTGTAGCCAACCAGGTTCGCGGCCTTCAATCATATCTACCAGGTTTTGCTGGTGTGGGAAGGTCTTAGAGTGGAGGAACTTTTCGCGGAACTCGGCAAAGGTTAAATCGTGAACATCACCGGAGGCAAAGGACTTGTCCTTAAGGCCTAGGCGTGTTCGGTCAACCTTGTCTGTAAAGACCTTATCGGTACGTCGGTAGTACTCGTAGGTCTTAATGGATTTACCAGCCGAGGCACAAGCCTGCTCGATGGTCATACCCTCTGCTACACAGCCAAGGATGATTCTCTTGGCGATATCAGCACTATTGTCAGCCACGTGATCTCCTAAAATTTATTGGGGACGGGCCGGAATCGGTTTATTTTTATACTAGGCGAGGAAGGTTTTATCTACCAGTAGATAGACCTATCCCCACTAAAAGTACTAGGCAGGTCGGGCTTAACGCCCGAAGGAGCCACAGCGAACTGAGGGGTAAGTCTGCACTCGGCCTAGGGGCCTCGTAAGAGGCCATACCGTAGCAGCTCAGGGCTTTTCCTATTAAAACCCCTTACTATATATAAGGCAGGAAATTTAACGCATTTCCCGTTTTACAGATGTGACCTTCATCACAGTATATAAAACCGCAGGTCAGAGGCCAGATCCAGCTTTGACTTTAGCAAATATTTTTTGTTGGGGAGTACAGTACCCACCGCGCCACAAAACAACAACGGGGGGTGCTCGTTGCTGACCGGTCAGGCAGACCCCACCCCCTGCCTGTGGATAACTGGTCAGACCTGTGGATAACTTTATAGAAAACTGTGGGGCTGACTAACCTACCGGCAGACCTAAGACCTAAGCCCTTTACTATTTAACAATGACCTAACCGGCTGACCTGTCTGCCTTGCCGGTGTCTGCCTGTCCTTGCCGGTGAACGATAGCCCTGTCACCCCTAACCGGTGAGACTAAGCCGGTGACCTAATCGCCTAGCCTTGTCCCTTGTCCTACTAGATCAGCTCACTACCTTACCCGCTAACCCTTAGACATAACCGCGCCTAATGTCTAGGGTGTTGCGAGCTGCGACACGGTGAAAGATTATCCGATTAGGTGTTGCATTTATGGGGCATAGTACGGCACAATAAAGCCATTGAGAGAGCAGCTACCTAAAGTAGTTTAACTTTCAACTAACTAGAAAGGGTTAATTATGTATCCAAAGATAGTGCTACACGCTGATAATACTGACATCACACTATTAAAGGTAGCTCTTGATGATCTACTAGAACGCAACAACAAAGAGGGAGATAAGTACGGAACTAGCTCATCAATTACCGCCCTACTTACACAATTAAACGAGATCGGAGAATAAGTAAATGACTAACACACAAGAGACAAAAGGAAAGCTCTCTTTCCCTTGCAGCTGCAACGGTTGCCGCAATTACCCAACCCGCCCCGCTGAGATCTGGCACGAGAGCCAGATAGCAAGCAAGGCGCAAGGGTACTTTTTTACCCGTGAGACTATGCGCTTTTTTAACTCACGAATTGCAGACTTTAAGCCCGTAGGCATAAGCCCGCGGGGCGTTGATAGCCTTATGGTTATCGTTAGCAACAAGCGCGACAACGACCCACGCTATTACGAGATAGTAACCCTATGCCCTTACGGCGAACTAGCTCGTGAGTGGGCTACCGATAGCACCGGCGCACCTATTACCCAATACGAGACACTCAACAAGGCGCGAAAGTCTGCGCGTTGGAGTTGCAGCATAGCCCCGCAGCTATGCGATTGTCACGGCTGCCAACTAGATAAGGCGGGGCGATAATGAGCAGCCTAACCCCTCGCGGGTGGCTTGTGCTAGGTGTTGCGATAGGGCTAGCGGTATGGGGCTTGTGGGAGGTAGCGGCGCACCTGTTTTGGAACGGTAGCGGGTGGGAGTGGTGCGAGGATCTCGCAACGTGCGATCTTTAGTTGGTGACTATCGTCCACGGGCTTACCCGTGGGCGGTAGCCGGTAACTAGGCCGGAAAGGAAAGGGTTAAATTATGAGCAGACAAAAAACACGCGTTAAGCTCGTGGACATTGAGACACGCGAGGTAGTGGGCGAGGGTGATCTCACCCCCGCAGCGGTTAAGCGCTTGATAAAGCTTTATCAGGTGCACGGCTATTATATCGAGGCGGTGGCATAAATGACCGTAGAAAAGATCGGACATAGTGGGGCGTGGAAGATCACGGGCGTATTGGAGGGAGAAAGCGATCACCACTTTCTCACCCGTGTTTATTATGGATACACCAAACGACAAGCCATACGCCTATGGCGTGAACAGGTGCGAGAGGTGGCTAATCAATGAGCTATAAATACACGCTAGCGGAGGCGGGCAAGATGACTAATCAAGAGCTACTAAACGCACTACTAGCGCGAGAGGTAGCACCGCGCACGATAGTAGGCACGGGCTACATCAATGCCCGACAGGTAGCTATCGAATACCTACAAGGCGAGATCGAGAAAGAGGGAGAGGGTAAGTAAATGAAAGTAAGTGAATTGATAGAGCAGCTAAAGAGTTACAAGCCTGATGATGAGTTGCTTGTTGCCTATTGGGACAAGGAATTCGTAGAGACGGCACTAGAGGAAAAGCTAGAGGGCAAGCCCTACCCTGTTGAGGCGTGGGAAGATGCTATCCGCAGAGCAGAAAAGGCTGAATTTTGGCAGAGCTGCGGATCTGATGAGATAACAGAGCAAGCAGACGAGGCACTAAAAGACTACAAGGAGGAAAGTAAATGATCGAACACACTTTCGTAATTAAGTACACTAGTGAGGGAGGCTGGGAGTGGGATACCGATACCGAGGCAGCTCACTTTACTGACGGCACTATCTATGACACCGAGGCGGGAGAGTGGCAACCTGCTCACTTAGGCGAGGGAGAGTATATAGACAATGATGATGAGATAGGCGAGCAGCTAGTGTCTATCTTGGCGATAGCTAATGATGCAAGGGGGAGAGGGTAATGGATAAGTGTAAATACTGCGGATTACGCGGGCTAGTACTATCCACAATTAACGCAGACTATTCGTGCGAGCATTGTGGAGAGTGGCAAGAGGCTAAACTTAACAGCGCGTGGGAGGTAGTGGGCTATGAAAGATAGATACCTAGTAACGCTAGAGATAGAAACCTATGACGGAGATCCTAAAAGCTGGAATTGGGACTATATCTTTACGGGTGAGGACGACATCAAGGTAATCGAAACACAATGGAAGGGTAGAGTACTACCCACTAACGAGGGAGAGAGCTTACAAGAAAGAGCAGATCGCACTAACCCTTATTTATTAAAAACTAACGAGGGAGAGAGCAATGAGTAAGTGGACGGTATGGGTAGGCGGTGGAGAGATCAACGATAACTACATAGATAGTGAGCAGATCGCGCAAGATCTAGCTCAATGGTGGATAGATAAAGGCTATGACGAGGTAGTAGTGGAGGAGGTTGCGTAATGAACGAGGACTATCTAAAGGCTAAGTTTGATTTATGCCTAGACCAAGCAGAGAAGAACATCAAAGAGGAGGACATAGCTTTGGCTATTAAGAACCTAAGACGTGCCAACAGTGCGCTCTCACAACTCTTCGGGTTCGAGGAGGAAGCAGATGACAATTAAAGAAGTTGAACTAGAGTACACAGTCTATAACCTTGTCAGGTTATCGGAGAAGGTATGGGGAGAGAACGCTGTTGAGTACCTTGCGGGTAGGTTAGAGAGTGTCATCACCTACAACCAAATGAAAGTCCTAGTAGATAGCTTGAAGGAGGAAGCAGGTGAGTAACGTGTACACCATACACCCGCCTAAGTCTGATCTAATTCTATTCTATGAAGTGGTTACGCCAGAGGGAGAGAACGAGTGGGGTGGAGCTAGTGCTGAGCAATGTATGCAATGGCTGAGCCTTGCGCCTACCGGTAGCCGTGTGCTGGTGTCTGCGTGGGATAGTGATGAGGAAGATGCTCACCTGGTAGGGCAGACGATAGACATAACCGAGATTATTCAAGAGGCAAAGAAGGTAGGGCGATGACAGAGGATACTGTTAAGTGCAGTAGATGTGAAACTCAGACACCGGAGTCTGAAGTAATCGAAGTCCACGCTTGGTGGCTATGCGGTATCTGTTATGACGAAGTGTGAGGGAGAGAGCAGATGAGTTTAGTGTTAGGTCTAATCGTAGTAATGGTGGTAGCCTATGTACTTATAGTGTGGGAGGACAAGATCAATGGAGAGTAAAGAGGTTAGTGGCAAGCAAGCAATTCATTACCGCAATTACCGGAGAGCAAGAGACAAGGCACTCGTTCGCCTAGCTCACCTGTATCCAGACACATACAAGCAATTGCTTGATGAACAAAGGAGTTTTGATGAGCAAGAGGGCAAGACTTGGATCATTGATAGTAATAGTAGGCTTACTGTGGGTATTCATACCAGAGCGAACGCAGTCCCCGAAGTTGCCGGACGTACCGATTATGATAGAGCGGACGAAAGCTACGATGGAGGAGAAGCGTGAGAACAAGGCACTTATCATTAGTTACTCAAAGGCACTCGGTTACAACGACAACCA